CAGGGCCGACGCGAAGCGCTGGGCGGCCATGGAGCCGCTGGGCAGGCCGCTGAGCATGGGAGAGCCGGCATGATCTCGAACATCGCCTTCAGCGTGCCCGGCGACCCCCAAGGCAAGGGCCGCGCCCGCATCGGCAAGATCGGCCAGCACGCCCGCATGTTCACGCCGGCCAAGACGGTGGCCTACGAGGGCCTGGTCGCGCTGGCCGCACAGCACGCGATGGCAGGTCATCAGCCGTTCGCGTGTGCGCTGTCCGTGCAGATCGACGCCTGGCACCCGATCCCCGCAAGCTGGTCCAAGACCCGCCAGCGCGAGGCCCTGCTGGGCGCTCTGCGGCCGACGACGAAGCCCGACATCGACAACATCGCCAAGGCCATCGCAGACGGCGGCAACGGGGTGGCCTGGGCCGACGACAAGCAGATCGTCAGCCTGACTGTGCAGCGGTTCTACGGTGCAGCGCCGCGGGTCGATGTTCGGGTGGCTGCGCTGTGAGCATGACGCCAAGGCCATCAAAGGGCCAGACCCTGCCCGGCAGCACCCAGGACAGGTTCGAGCGCTTTTTCGCCGAGAACCCCGACGAAGAGATGACCTACGCCGACATCTGCGTGAAGTTCGATGTCACCACCTTGCGCGCCAGGGAGTTGGTCAAGACCGCCAAGTCGCGCCTGGCAATCGAGTCCGTGCACGTCGTGCGCCTGGCCGCAAAAGGCAGGGCGTCGTGATGCTGATCCTCAAGCGCCCCGGCCGCGGCAACTTCAGCCGCGTCATCGTGAACTACACCGAGCGCCTGCAGCCCGGCCAGCCGACCCCCGTGCAGGTCAAGCGCGGCGACCCGTGGCCGATGAACGGCGTGGTGTACCGGGTGCATGAGGTGCGGGCGTGAAAGCCGCAGCCAAGGATGCTGTCGCCAGCAAACAACTGCCGGCTGCTGTGAAACGCAAGCCGCCGGCCGCTGGCATGGGCCGAAAGCCGGGCTCAGTCAACAAGACGACCAAGGCGTTGCGCGAGGCAATCCTGGAGGCCGCTGAGCGCAGCGGGCGGGATCAGCAGGGCAAGGGCGGCCTGGTGGGCTACCTGAAGCGGGTGGCCGATGAAGACTTGAAAGCGTTTGCCGGACTGCTGGGCAAGGTGCTTCCGCTGCAGGTGACAGGCGAAGGCGGCGGGCCGATTCCGCTGGCCGCCATCAGCATGACGACCGCGGACTACCAGCAGATCGCCGCCGAGATGGCGCGCAAGGTGTGATGCACGGCGACGCCATCCTCCGCGAGCGCCTGGTGGCCGCCGAGATGGCCCGCCAGGACCTGTACTTTTTCGCCCGCTGGATGTTCCAGCGCCGCCGGGGCTACACCTGGCGCCGCGCGCCGCATCACCGGCTGATCTGCGACGCGCTGATGCGTGTGTTCAATGGCGAGTGCAAGCGGCTCATCATCAACATCCCGCCGCGGTACAGCAAGACCGAGCTGGCCGTGCTGATGTTCATCGCCTGGGCCATGGGCAAGGTGCCGGACGCTGAGTTCATCCACACGAGCTACAGCGCCACGCTGGCCAGCAACAACAGCGCCGCGGTGCGCGGGCTGCTGCAGCACGAGGCGTATCAGGAAATCTTCCCAGCCGTGAGGCTGGCGGCCGAGGCAAAAGCGCACTGGACCACGACCGAGGGCGGCGTGATGTACGCGGCCGGAGCTGGCGGCACCATCACCGGCTTCGGCGCCGGCAAGATGCGCGAGGGCTTCGGCGGCGCCATCATCATCGACGACCCGCACAAGGCCGACGAGGCGCGGTCGGATGTGATCCGCCAGGGTGTCGTCGACTGGTTCAGCAACACGCTGGAGAGCCGCAAGAACGACCCCGAGCGCACGCCCATCATCCTCATCATGCAGCGGCTGCATGAGCGCGACTTGGCCGGGTGGCTGCTGGCCGGCGGCAACGGCGAGAAGTGGGACCATGTGTGCCTGTCGGCTTGGCAGGAAGACGGCACGCCGCTGTGGCCCGAGAAGCACGGGGCCGACGATCTGCGGCGGATGGAGGCCGCCGCGCCGTACACCTTCGCCGGCCAGTACCGGCAGATGCCGGCGCCGCCGGAGGGCGGGGTCTTCAAGCCCGAAATGCTGCAGGTGGTCGACGCCATCCCGGCGGGCGTGGTGCAGTGGGTGCGCGGCTGGGACTTGGCCAGCACGACAGGCGGCGCCTACACGGCGGGCGTCAAGCTGGGCAAGCTGAAGGACGGCCGGTTCATCGTGGCCGACGTCCAGCGCCAGCGGCTGGCCACCGACGAGCGCGACCGGCTGCTGCGCAACACTGCGGCAAAAGATGGCGGCGCCGTGCGCGTCAGCATCCCGCAGGACCCGGGGCAGGCCGGAAAGAGCCAGGTGCTGTATCTCACGCGCCAGCTCGCGGGGCACTCTGTGCACAGCAGCCCGGAAAGCGGCGACAAGGAGACACGGGCGGAACCGTTCGCCAGCCAGGTCAACGTCGGCAATGTGCTGATGCTGCGCGGCGAGTGGAACGACGCCTTCACCGACGAGCTGAGGCTGTTCCCGAATGGCGTCTACAAGGACCAGGCCGATGCCGCGTCGCGCGCGTTCAACGAGCTGCTGGGCGTTCCGGACGCAAACCCTGCCGGTCTGCGCGTGGCGGGCCTATGACCGACGCCGACACCCTGGCCGCTGTTTTCATCCTGAACCCCCGCACCGGTGAGCGCGCCCGGCGCCTGGCCTGCGCCGTGCACCTGCTGCGCGGCGGGATGACGCGCACCGAATGCGTCGCCGCGCTGCGCGTGCGCTTCGGCATCCTGCAGCCGGTGGCCTGGCGGGTGGTGGATATGGCCGCCGACATGGCATGCAACGAGGAACCGACGACATGACCCCCGCACAAGTCCGCGCCATCGAAGAGGCGGCCGCCGCCGGCCTGGTGGTGGCGCTGCAAGAGGCCTACGCCAAGATTGTCGACGCCATCCGGGCAGGAACACCCCCGCGGGATGCCGTGCAGGCCGCCATGGACAGCTTCACGGGCGAGATGGCCGGCACCATGGCCGCGGCGCTGTCGGCCGTCCTGCAGACATCCGTGGGCACCGCCGAGGTGATGGCGCTGCAGGTCGGCCAGGTCGCCCTGTCGCGCCGGCTGTACGCTGAGGCGACGGTCGCCAGCGATGCGGTCCAGGGCGCTGTGACGCGGCACGTCGCCGGGTTTCAGGACAGCCGGCGCCTGGCGCGCGATCTGTTCGAGGGCTACAGCTTCCGGCCGCCGGAGGCCGAGCCGATCAAGTTCAACCGCGCGAACCCCATCTTGCCCAAGTACATGCGCGAGGCCCTGATGACCGATGACAAGGTGGCCGGCGAGCTCGCGCGGGCCTTTGCTCGGCTGCAGGTTGACGGGTTGAAGACGCCGGCCCTGCGCGCGGCCTATGCCGACGTGCTGCGGGCCATCGACGCGGTGCAGGCCGGCGCAGGCGACGAGCTGCTGCAGAAGCGCATCACAGTGGCCTTCTACGAGCGCATGCGGTACTTCGCAGAGCGAATCTCACGCACCGAGCTGCACCGGGCCTATGCCGAGCGCGAGGCTGAGCTGCTGATGGCTGACCAGGCGGTCGAGTTCGTGCAGGTCCGCCGCGTGCCGGGCCGCGTTACGCCTTGCATCTGCGCGCTGATGACCGGGCGCGACCTGTACGGCATGGGGCCTGGGGTGTACCCGAAGGCGCGGGCGCCGAAGCCGCCTTTCCACCCGTTTTGCTTACCTGGGGACGCGCAGGTAACGGCCAGTGGCCGGGTCCTTGCCGCGACCAAACGCTGGTTCGATGGACACCTCGCGGTCATCACAACGGCCAGCGGCAAGCGTCTCGCCGCGACAGTCAATCACCCGGTACTCACGCGGCGCGGATGGGTTGGCGCGGGCCTGCTTGATGTAGGCGACGAGGTGTTCGCCCGTGTCGAGCCCGTAGCGGTAGGAGGCGTGGGCATCTTTGACCACGAGCATCAGGACGTGCCAGCCAGCATCGCCGAGATAGCGGACGCGCTCCTGGGCTCTTGCGAGGTGACGGCCAGAGAAGTGCCAGTGTCCGCCGAACACTTCCACGGCGACGGGGAAGGCAGCGATGTCGCAGTTGTAGGGGCCGATGGCAAGCTGTGGGATCGGGTCCAGGCCGAGACTCCGCATATCGCGGAGGACCATCTCTTCAATCTCGCTGGCACCAGACTGGCTGGCCTGCTTGGCCAGGGCGTTCTTGACCTTGGCGACGAAACCCCGCGGCTTGCCGGTGAGTGCGGCATGTGCGGCGGCAGCGTTGGCGCGGCGCTGCTCGGGCCTGAGCTTGGCATTCCTGACGAGTTGAGAGGCGCTGCCACCGCGGCGCTCAACGCCAGCGCCGTCGAGGCGCCTGTCGATGACGTTGCGGCTGACGCCGAGCTTGCGAGACAGCTCCAGGACGGAGCATCCGGCCCGGTATTCTCGGATCAGGTGGTCCACGTCGAGTTCCAGAAGTTTTCCGGTCATGTCTTCAACCTGCAAACGGAAGAAGGCCATTATACGGCCAATGGCATAATCACACATAATTGCCAATGCGTGATGTCCCCGCGGCTGGACCTGACCGGGCGCAAGGCCAAACCGCTGGACGAAGGCGGGGACGCCTACTTCCTGAGCCGGCTGGGCGAGGGTGTGGCAGGGCGCGTGATGGGCAGCCAGGCCAAGGCTGCGGAGGTGCTGGGCGGGACTCCGGCCCTGACGGTTGTCAACCGCGGGCGCGACCCGCTGTATCACGTGCGGCCGGTCAGGGGCTGAGCGCCAGCAGTTCCTTCTCGCTGTAGCGCTTGAAGTACGGCTGCCCGCCGCGGTGGTCGCGCACGGCCAGGTAGTACAGGCCGGAGTCAGGGCCGAGCCCGCCTTCGATCACGCAGGTGCCGCTGTTGTTCAGCCGGTCGGCCTCGGCCAGCATGATGGTCAGGAAGAAGGCCTTTTCTTGCGGCACGGCCATGAACGCCTGCTGGCCGATCTGCGGGCACAGCCCGGCCAAGCCGGCGCGCTGGCTGCCGCTGCCGCCCATGTTGGCGGCGAAGAACAGAAACGCGCCGACTATGGCGAGAGCTGTCAGGATGAGCTTCATGGCGCGACGGTGATGGTCCTCGAAACGGTGGGCGCGGCAGAGTAAGAATCGTTGCCGGCTTGATCTGCGTCAAGAATACAGGACCCGGCAGAGACAAGGGTGAGCGCCGATCCCGACACGGTGCAGACGGCCGGCGTGCGAGAGGTGAACGCGACAGACAGCCCCGAAGTCGCCGTTGCAGACAGGGCCGGCGGCGGCACCCCCATCGTCTGGTTGCCCGGCCCCGCAAAGGTGATGGTCTGCTGCGCGGCCAGCACTGCCGCCAGGTCGACTCGGGCCGCCATCAGCTTGTAGGTGTCCATGCGGTCTTCATCGGTGATCGTCTCCCGGTAGCGCCCGCCCAGGCCGCGCACGACGCGCAGGATGTTGGCCTCGAGCGCGAACAGGTCGCGGTAGACCTCCTCGAGCCCTTCGCTGTTCGCGGTGGGGGCGCCGAAGTAGATCAGCACCTCGGCCGTGCGGTTGCCGTACGGCACGCCCGGCGTGATCCGCACGGGCACCAGGCGCACGAGCGGGTAGTCGGCCGGGCTGATGTTCACCTCCAGCCCCACCTTGCACGACGCCACGCCAGCGATGACTGCCAGCGCATCGCGCGCGGCTTCCAGGGCGGCCATCATCACGCACGCTCCAGCGGGATGCTGAACAGGCTGATGCCCGTGGTGGTACTGCCCGCCGCGGCCTCTGCCGCCTTGGCCTGGGGAAGCAGCGTGTCCATCTGCGCGCGGTAGCTCTTGAGCTTGGCCGTGAACAGGTCTTCAGCGTCGGCCTGGTTCTCGAGGCACGCGATGATGCACGCCTGCACGATGGTCAGGCGTGCCAGCCAAGCCGCCGGGAAGGTGCCCAGCAGGGCGACATCGGCCAGGGCGCGCGTCTCGACGGCCTCGGTGCAGAAGCGCGACAGGTAGGCGTCGGGGTAGGTGTAGGCGAGGGCCATCAGGGGACTCCTTTGAACTGGGTGTCGAGGATGCGGGCGAACTGCTGCACGGCCAGCGTGGCGGCGTTGATGAGGTAGGCGTCGCCGCGGTAGCCGGGGTGGTTGACCTTGCCGGCGAAGAAGAATCCCCCGCCGGCTGACCAGCGCAGGGCCTTCTTCGTCTTGGGCATGATGACGTGAGGCCGGGTGCCCAGGTTGACCCACAGCGCCTGGGGCGCACGGCGCAAGTCGTGGCCGACCTCGCGGCCGCCTGGCACTGCGCGGTTGAACAGCGACTGCACCAGCGCGCCGGTCTTGTTGTGCCGCGCCGCGCCGCGCTGGGCTTCGTCGTAGGCGACCTGCGACAGCCCCAGGATGGTCTTGTCGGTCAGGTGCGGCATGATGCCCTTGAGCGTGCCGGTGGCTTCGCTCAGGCCGGTGATGCGGAGGGTGATGGTCATGGTTTGTTGAACGTCAGAATCCACTCAAAAGAAGACGCGCCGCCGCGCGACGCCGAGCACGCATAGGCCCTGGTTTTGCCGCTGATCGTCACCGATATGGTGGGCATCGTCGGCAGGTAGTCCTGCAGGCGCGCGGGACCGTGCGATACAAAGCTGGCGCTGATGCTGTTCGTGTAGTCGTCATAGACGCCGATGGGCTGCGCGTTGAAGTACGGGCCGGAAACGATCGTGGGGCTTGGGTCGTCTTCCGTCGGGCAGCTCTCCGGGAGGGTTACTGTGCTGAACGCGCGCTCTGTCCTCAGAATGGCGAAGTTGTTGGGAAAGGTCGCGGCCGTCGGGGCCTGATGAATCCCTGGCGAGCCGCCGCCGGGCACTTGGCCGAATCCGATCTGCGTAGGCCCGAGATTGACGTCGGCCGGAATGGTGGAGGAAATGGAAGCGGACGGCGCTGGCGTCGGAAAGTACGGACCGGCTGGGTCGAACGCAAGGAAAGCTGTGGCGGGGGTGCTTTGGTACCTGTCGCCCAAAAGGCCGACGACGCCACATGCAGCGTTCGTTTGAAGAATCATCCAGCTGCGGAAGCTGTCCGTGTGAGACCCAGGCGCCGTGAACAGGACTTTTAGCTCCACGGTGGGCCACGAGATGCACCGCTTCGGATTGTCCAAGAAGCCAATCACTACGGGGCTGTCCCAGCTCTGGCCATTGAATCGCACGATGCAGTTGTCGCCTACCTCAAAGGCATCAGCGTTGCATGTCATGTACTGCACGGGTACGCCCGCCAGGCTGCCGACTTTGTTGACCGACAGCCGCTGAGCGCTGGACCGGGCGTCGAACAGCGTCACGTCTGCCGTGTTTGCGTCGAAGTTCAACCCGGTGATCGTCCCCCACCGATACGTCGGCTTGTCCTTCTGCCACCCGGGCAGGATCGCTGCGTTGAAGAAGGCCTGCTCCGGCGACATCAGCTCGCGGGCCGTCAGGATGCCGTCGCCTGCCGCGGGCGATGACGAAGCGATCAAGGCGTTGGCCGCTGCGAGCTTGCCCTGTGCTTTGACGAAGATGGCCGTGAGCCGCGTGATGCGTTGGCGAAGCCTGGCCACTTCCAGAGCTTTTGCTGAGAAGGCCTCAGAGGCCAGCGTTTGCGCGTTGAGGTTGGCCGCGGTGGGGTCGGCAAGGTATGCAGCACTGGCTGCCGTAAGGGCCGCCTTGAGGGCTGTTTCTGCCGCAACGGCAATGGCCAGCAGCGCCGAAGTCTCGCCCAGTTGGGCCGTGACCTTTGCAAGCGCGGCCGTGGCGGACGCAATGCTGGCCAGCTTGACGGCGACGGAAACTGTCCCGTCGCCGGCCTGCCAAGCCCGCGCGCCGGGCGCCAGGAGGATCAGCGCCGACTCGCCGGGGATGTCCATGGTCGCCACGTAGGCGCCCGCCGCGCGGTCCTCGGTGTAGTCCGTGCACCAGGCCTCGCGCGTCTCAATGGGGTTGAAGGCCTGCCAGTAGTCCCGGCGTCGGCGCGTCTGTGCCAGGTCGAAGTCCAGCGCGGACTTCTGCAGCCTCAGCGGCCCGCTGATGATTTGAAGCTGTGTGAGCTTGCCCACCTCAAACTTGAAGACCGTTGAACTCGGGGCCGGGCTGCCCGGCGCCACGGACTGGCTCTGCGCGATGTACTCCGCTTGGGCCTCGGCTACCTTCACCTGCTGCGCTGCTTCCTTCTCGTCCGCCGCAGTGACATTCACCTGCACCGCGGCCAGCTTGGTGGTGAGCTGCCCGATCAGCACATCCACGGCGGCCAGGATCGCGGTGCGCGTCGACGCCCCGTAGTCGAGCTCGATGGTGTACCTGCCAAGCTCCCCGCCGCTGATGACTTTGGCGAATCCCATCAGGCGGCCTCTGCTTCCTTGACGTCCATGTACTGGTCGCCGTCGGCCACGTAGTAGCCGATTGACCCGACGTCGAAGGTGATGGCGCTGTGGACCGCGCGCATCCCAGGGCGCAGCAGCCAGTCGATGGCGCACCTGATGCGAAGGCCGGAGGGCTCATCGAAGACGCTGCGCACATCGAGCAAAGGGCGGTTGAGCGTGGATGGCAGCCCGGCGTCGGCAGCGAAGGCGACGGAGTAGCCACTCATCAGCGTGGTGTAGCGGTTCGGCCCCTGCGCGAGCTGCACGAACTCGGGCGTGGCGCTGGCCATCTGGTAGCTGATCTCGACGCCGGGGAGCGAGCCGGTTCGGTAGATCGTGAAGGCAGTCGCGGCGTTGATGGCGGTCAGGTAAGGGTCGCACGCGGGGATCACGCACTGCACGTAGCACTGGCCGTCCGTCTGCAGCGTGGCCTGCCAGGAGCCGATCGGCACGCGAACATCGCCCCCCGGTGTGGTCAAGTCCATGACGTAGCGCGGCGGCAAGTCCCCGACCTGCGCGCTGAAGTCATGGAAGCCGCGGATGCGCTGCGCGCCAAGCGGGCCGAGAGCGGAGGCATAGCCAGAGACCGACATCGAATCACCCGGCCGCGACTTGTCGCACGTCCATGTACTGGTCGCCGTCGGCCACGAAATAGGTCACGGCGCCCACGTCGAAGGTCACGTCGCCGTAGACCGCGCGCATGCCGGGCCTGAGAAGCCAGTCGACGGCGCACCGAAGGCGGGTGCCTGAAGGCTCCACGAAGACGCTCCGCACATCGGCGAGGGTGCGGTCAAGCGAGTCCGGCAGCCCAGCGTCAGCGAAGGCCGGCGAGAAGCCGCTGATGAACGCGACCTGGCTGGTTGGCGACTGCGAAAAGCGCACCTGGCCGGGGGGGGCCGATGCCATCTGGTAGGCGATCTCGCCGCCCTGGTACGAGCCGACTCGGTAGACCTCGAACAGCGTCGCGGCAGCGATCTGAGCGACGTAGGGGGCGCACGCCGGGACGACGGCCTGCACCTGGTTGTTGCCGCCCGTTTTAAGGGCCGCCTGCCATGAGCTGATCGGAATGGTGACGGTCCCATCTGGCGTGGTGAGCTTGAGCGAATAGCGGGGGGCCAGGTCAGCAACCTGGGCGCTGAAGTCGTGGAAGCCGCGCACGCCGGCCAGGCCAAGCGGTCCGGCAGCGCTGGCGCGAGCGACATAGGCGTAGGTGCCAACGGCGCGAAAGTCCCCGAGCGGGCCTGCCGCAGAGAGGTAGCCGGAAATGGTGCCGGAGTCAAACTCCAGCGTAGAGCCCGCGGCCAGCCTGTCCGTGTCGGCGCTGAACTCCATCCGGCCGTTGACGAGCGGCGTTTCAAACAGGATCGCCAGGCAGGCATACTGGTCCTCGTTTGAGTCGCCGCCGATGCGGGCCTTGTGAGAGTAAAGAGCCTTGACGCCACCGCCGCCGGAAAGCGACTGAACGACGAATGTTCGTCCAGTGGACGACCCAGCCGCTTTTGGCGCCAGGTTGGTGTCAAACAGGGCGCTTGCGGGCGCGCAATTTATTGCAACGCTGACGAGTGGCGGGACGCCGAACCGGACGCGGAGCACGAATCTGTTAGTGAACGTGTCTCCAAGTATTCCCAGCGTGTAGTCGGTTGAGCTTGAGCCCGCATTCACGGACACGCCACCGCCTGTGGATGATGTCGCAGCCCAAGTGACCGTGGTGCAAGTGGAGGCGTTGCAGAAAGTGACCTGCGCGCCGGCCAGGGTGGCGCCATAGGACGCCAACGCAGCATCCAACGCCGCCGCGGCCAGCACGTCACCCGCGACGTAGATCGTCGAGGGTGACTGCCCTGTAACGGGCAGGATCGGCGTGACGGTAGCCGGCACGGCTTACCCGATGGTCGCGCTGACGATCTCCACCGGCCCGCCCGAGACGATGGTCAGCGTGTTCAGCACCAGCTTTCCGCTAACCGCGCTGCTGCCGGCCTGTGTGGGCAGCGAGAGGTACACCGTCCCGTCGCTGTTGCACAGCTCGCCATAGGCTGCCGTGCCGCTTGCGTCGGCGCTGGTGTCGGGGCCTGAGAAGGTGATCGTGAGCTGCCCCGTGGTGCCGTTGACCGTGCCGCACGGGTCGGTCATGGGGATCTGCGCCAGCAGCACGTCGGCCGCGCTGCGCACGCGCACGAAGCCGGCGCCGCTGCCGCTGTCCAGCAGGTCACGAAAGGACGTGTGCGCAGCCACCAGGGCGGCGGCGGCGTAGGTGGCGACGGATGGGGCGGGCATGGTTTGACCTCAGATTGAGAGCTTGGCCAGCGCCAGCAGGCGCAGCGTGGATTCGGCCGGGCCTGGCGCGTACACCTCCGGGGCGGCCAGGAACACGCCTGCGCGGGTCGACACTACGAGGCGGTTGTAGGTCTGCACCAGGCGGTCGACGGCGGCCTCTGTGGCGCGCTGCGTGACCGTCCAGCGCAGGGTGATGGTGCGGTCGGCGTGGCTGAAGCCGAAGTCGTTGATGGCGGCGCCGCCGTCGAGCGTGGCCACGCGGTTGGATCGGCGGCGCACCTCGCTGGGCGCCTCGTCGCCGGCCATGATCTCGACGTAGCCGTCTGGGTCGAACACCAGGGTGCTGATCGTGTTCAGCATGTCAGGTCCCCAGCAGCAACTTCAGGCCGTCCTGATTCACACGCGTCTGGATCGTGCGCAGGATCTCCCACATGAACGCTTCGAGGTGAGGCTGCAGGCCGGCGCCGTCGATCTTGATGAGCGCGTCGCCGCGGCTGATGCTGTCTGTCTCGGCCTTCATCTTGTCGATCTGCGCCCGGGTCAGGTCGCCCTGCAGCCGCAGCGCGTCGTCGCGGCGCTTGTTCTCTTTCTCGATCTGGTCGCGGATCAGCGCAATCTGCGAGAAGCCCAGGTTCGGGTCTTTGAACAGCCCGAACAGGTCGCCGAGGCTCTTCTCGGTGCTGTTGACCGTGTTGTTGATCGAGTCGAACGCGGCCACCACGCGCTTGGTCTGGTTCTCCAGCTCGGCCACCTTCAGCGTGACCCGGGCCTCAATGTTCTTGATGCGCTCGTTGCTGGCGAGCTTTTCCAGTTCGAGCTGGTAGGAGCGCAGCTGCTCATCCGTCTTGCGCGCCTGGGCCTCGTTCTTCTTGAGCTGGTCTTCCTGTTCCTTGGCGGCCTTGCTGTTGCCCTTGAAGGCGCCTTCGAGCTCGTTGATGCGCTTGACGCCGAGGTTCACTTGCTCGACGTACTGGTTCAGGCTGAGCTTGCCTTCGGAGTAGGCCTGCGAGAGCTGGCCGAATACCTCGCGCACCTGGTCGCCGCTCTTGAGCTGCTCAAGCGTCTTCTTGAGCCCGGCCAGAAGCGTGTCGCCGCTCACGGACGGGTCGGACGCCAGGCGCTGGAAGGCGCCCTGGATCGCGGTCACGTCCTGGTCGAACTTGCGCGGGTCCAGGCCCAGGGTCTTCAGCGCGGCGTCGGTCTTTTTGGCTTCCTCGGCAAGTTTTTGCGACTCTATCCGCGCTTCGCTGAAGGCCTGCGGCAGCCCGCTTTGCACCTCGCCCGACTGCCGCAGCAGGCGCTGCGTCTCGGCCAGGGATTCGTTCACCTCGCCGCTCAACACGTCGGAGACCTTGATGGCGGCCAGCTCGACGTTCTGCAGGTCGCGCGTGAACTTCTCGTAGTCCCCGCTGACCGTGTAGTCCTTGAAGGCCTTGAGCGTGCCGGCCAGGTAGGAGAAAGCGCCGGCACTGGCAGTCGCAGCGGTGCCGCCTGCGTTCACCGCGATTTTCAGCAGGTCGAAGCCGCCGGCCTCGCCCACGTTGCGCAGGTTGTCGTCGATGGCGTTGCGCAGGCGAGCCATGCTGTTGATGTAGCCGTCGAACTTGGCCCCGTCCAGGCCCTTGTTCAGCGCCTCGGCAAACTTCGCGATCTCGGTCGCGCCCACGCCGCCGGCAGAGATCAGCTTGAACAGCTCCGGCGTGGTGATGCTCAGCGACCGCGCGAAGGCGTCGAAGAAGCCAGGCACGCGTTCGGCGATGCTCTTCAGGTCCTCCAGCTCGAACTTGCCCTTGCTGATGCCCTGTGCGAGCTGGACGAAGGCGCCGTTGATGTCGGCGCTGCTGGACCCCAGCCGCGACATGGTGCCCGCGAAGGCCTCAAAGATGCGCTTGGCCCCTTCGCCCTCGACGCTGGTGCCCTTGGTGGCCGCGGCGAACTTGGCGAAGCTGTCGGCCGTGGCTCCGGTCTCGATGCCCAGGCGGTTGGACAGCTCGCGCACGTAGTCGAAGGCCCGCGCCGCTTCCGTGGCGCTGCCCGTGGTGGCGGTCATCGACTTGGTGAACTTCTCCAGCTCGACGTTCGCGTCGATGAAGGACTTGAAGACGAGGGAAGCGGCCAGCGTCTGCAGGCCCACGGCCAGGGCCGACACCTTGGGCGTGCTCTTGTCCAGCTTGTCCAGCTCGCGGTCAAGCTGGTTGGTCTTGCCGGCGGCATCGCCTGCAGCGTCGCCGGCTTCCTTCAGCTTGCGCGCCAGGGCATCGGCGAACTGGCTGCCGCGGTCCTCGGCAGTGAAGACGATCCCGACTGTGCGGTTCAGGTCGGCCATGGCTTACCCCCGCGGCTTCTCAGAATCGCGCAGCTCGAAGAAGGCGCACCAGAGCGCCAGCTCGTCGTCGGTGATGTAGCCCTGCGGCACGATGTCGGCCCTGTGCTGGTGAAGGTAGCCGCCGCGCAGTTCCAGCAGCCGCATGGTTGCGACTAGGCCGGGGTCGGCTGCGAGACGGCTGCGGGCTTTCCCATCTCTGCCCCTTTGCCCGTCAATTCCGTGATCTCGTTGGTGAGCATCAGGAACTCGACAGGGAAGGCCTCGGCCAGCTTCACGGCGGCCGGCAGTTCGATGACGGGGGCCACGCTGCCCATGACCAGCATCTCCAGCCGCTTGGCGATCTCGCCCGGGGTGTCGTTGCTCAGGCCCAGGGCCTTGCGCATGGTCGACACCTGTTCGGCATTGGTCGCCATTGCCTTGACGATGGCTTCCATGCTGCCCTGGCGGCGCGATGCCTCCATGGCCCGGTGCAGTTCGTTGGCGGTGAGACCGCGCACCTCCCACTCGGGCGCCTCGCCTTCCGCGAAGAAGGCGGCAAGGGATTCGACCGCGACGACCTTGCGCCGCGGCTCGAACTTCGCGCGCTCGAAGCGCTCCATGTCGAAGGCCATCAGGCCCCCACTTCTACGGCTGCGGCGCTGGCTGACACCGTGCACGCGGCCTGCAGGCTGTCGCCGGCCGGGAACGTGCGCGAGATGCCCAGCTTGCCCTGGGCCAGCAGGTAGGGCGCCTTGTAGCGGTCCGGGTAGAAGCGGAACCACAGGTTCGCGTTCTTCAGCAGCACCAGCGCGTCGGTCACGCCGTCGTTCAGGTATGCGGTGAAGCTGCCCTGGTTCAGCGTGCTGGACGTGCTGCCCAGCGTGGTGCCGTAGACCTGGGTGCTGGTCACGCTGTTGCTGGTCTCGGGCGGCACGAAGTCGCTGGCCAGCGCCACGTCGGCGAAGATGGGCGAGGCGTAGGCGGCGAACACGCCCTTCGGCGTGGGGCCGGTGTGGATGTTCGGCAGCACGTCCAGAAACGTGACCGACCCGCGGCTGAAGTTGATGTCGAACAGCGGGAAGTCCGCGCGCTCGGTGTGCAGGCCGACCACCTGGTAGATCTCGGACGCCAGGACCACCGCGGCGGTGTTGCTGACGTAGCGCACCTGAGCGATTTCGATGGACCCCACCGGGATCAGCGGCGGGCCGCCTGCTGCGGCGCGCGTCTCGCTGAAGGCCGTGCTGGCGCCGTCCGTGCCCGCCACAGCGGCCAGGGCGCCGCCGGAGTTGACCGTGACGGAAACCACCTTGGACACAGCCGTAGCGGGCCGGGCGCAGGCCAGCGAGCCGCCGGCCACCGATGTGACGACGCCGGCCAGGTGGCAGGTCAGCGCGGCCACCGTGACCGTGCTGTTGCTGGCGTGCGTGGTGACGGCGCCACCGGTGAGCAGGCCGTTGGCGCGCACCGTTGGGGTGTAGCCGGCGCGGCCTGACCAGAGCGTCGCCGCGCTGGCGAAGGTGGTGCGGTCGCCGCTGTCGGTCAGGGCTACCTGGGCGACGGAGTTCTGCCCCGCCTCGTATTGGAGTTTCGCGTTCTCTGCGGTGGGCATGGTGGTGCTCCGTGTCAGGTGTTGGGCTTGGTCGCCCGCGGCTTGCGGGCTGGGGCTGTCTCAGGCTCGGCGGGCGCCTCGAAAAGCTCGTGCACCGCCGGGTCGAAGTCGGCCGCGTTGATGACGACGAACGGACCCTGGCTTGCAGGGTCCGTCGCCATCACGCGCACGGTGTCGGGCGCGCTCACGATCAGCCCAGCAGCAGGGCGATGTGCTCGGGCTTGATGGCCGCGACACCCCAGGCGCAGGAGATTTCCCACTGCATCTGGCGGTACTGCGGGTACATCGCCACCTCGAAGCTCAGGCCCGAGCGCGGGTCGGTGATGGTCGTGCGATCGATGGCCAGGTCGCCCGCCTCGGGCAGCGATGGCAGGCGCGTGGCCAACACGATGGCGCCACGGTTGAAGCCCATGCTGCGCCGGCTGGACGCCCGGCGCGTGATGGCAGTGGCCGATGCGGCGATGGCCACGCGCAGGCCCGGTGCGGCCAGTGTGATGGTGCCGCCGTTGCTCACGTCCGCATCGCCTGCGGTCAGCACATACTCGTTGGCGTCGCCCGCAAAGACAACCACGTCGCCGGCCAGCAGCGTGCCGGTGCCCGCCGATGCCAGCGTGATGACCGTGGCGCCGACCGCGTAGCCGGCCGTGTTGGTCGTCGCGCTTGCACCGGTGCCGGCGGTGTGCTGCCGCACCTGGCCCGATTCGCGGATCATCAGGCCCGAGTGATCCAGCAGCACGCCCTGGCGCAGCATGCTCATGTCGCCGGCCACGTCCTGGCGGGACTGCACGCCGCGCAGGTTCGCGCCGGCCGCGGTGTCGAGCACCAGCTGCATGTCGGAAAGCGGCGAGCCGTTGTCCGACAACAGGCGGCGCACGTTGGCCGCGTCCATGAAGTTTCCGGCAGTGGCAAACGGCGTGGTGCCGGCGGTGCCGACTGCACGACTGGCGGCAAGGTGCAGCGCAGCCAAGTCGCCTTCGATCTCGTTGACCAGGGTTCGGATGGCTTGCGCCACTTGGTTGGCGCGCACGTTGGCGACGCCAACGTG